AGCAGGGTCTCAGTGTCGATCTTACCGGCCTGGTTGAGAGCGAGAGCGGTCTTGCGCAGGTTCTTGGCCGACATGACCTCGAGCGATCCGGGATCGACCATCACGTTCCACGAGGAATAGTCGGCGATGGGCTTCCACTCGGACATCGAGAACCTGCCCTCGTCCATCGCGGGAAAGCGCAGGCCCCGGCGCTCGCCGAAGAACTTGGCCAGCATGTAGAACACCATCTCGGCGGCCTTCTGGGTGGAGCGGGCGGAGAGGCGGGCGCGGAGCTTGGTCAGCTTCGAGGATTCCTCGATGGCGGATTCGTAGAGTTCGACGGAGAGATTGCCCGCGCCAGGTTGGCCGCCACGGGAGCCGCCGTAGCCCTGGATCGATGCCTGCTTCTCCAGTGCGTACTTGATGTATTCAAGGTAGGCGGCAGGGAAGGCGTTAGGCGTGACGAACTTGGGCTCGCCGTGGTTCATGTTGACGACTTGGATTTCGCCGGGGAGGCCGCCGAACTTGTCAGCGTCCAATCCACTTCCATCCGGGAGCAGCCAAATTCCATTATTGCAGCGATAGGCATTCTCAAACGCTTGGGTAAGAGAACGTTCCGCAAACTCCTGAAGAGTACGAGTATAGCGAATAGGAGGAGGTGCCCAGAAACCTTCCAGCTTGGGCAATCCCCAATAGGGTATGAATGGAAATTTGCGATGCGGCGTTGGGTTGTCGCCATCATAGAGGATGTATCCGTCGCCGTCGATGGTGGTTCGACCATTGGGGAACCTCAGCTTGAACTTGGATGCCGCCATGAATCTGTCAGCGGCCTTCGACCCAGCGGCGTCCTTCACCTTTTCCGGCGTGGGATCGAGGGTGTAGCAGAAGCGGACGTTGACAAGGCCGGAAGAGGGCTGGCCCTTGGAAGGTGGAGCGCCGCCTTGGGATGTCATCGGGCCGAAGGGCATCGCCATCGCCGGAGTGGAACCGCCGACCGGGTTGCGCGCGGAGGGCTTGGCCGGGACGCGCCAGCCGGTGTCGGGCCAGCGGCGGCGCACCGCGTCAAGCGTCATCGGGCGGGAGTAGATGGCGTATTCCCAGTTGTCGTCGAGAGACGTAGGGTCAGGGTCGAAGTCGTCAGGGTCGATGGCGTCGAGCCACACCGAGCCGCGACCGTTGTAAGCGAAAGGGTCGATCCCAGCGGCGAGAATGCCGGTGCCGCCGAAGTTAGCCCACAGTTGCGCCATCATAATGGAGAGCGAATACCACTCCTGCTTCCAGATGCCTCGGTAGATGCGTTCGCGCTCGTTGTCGCGCTTGCCGTCTTCGCCGGTCAGGTATATCACCGGAACGTTATCACTTAGTTCCGCCGTCTCGGATAGCATTTGCATCTGGAGTTCGGGGATGTCCACGCGGGGACGGAAGATGAGAGGCCCGGGGCCCTGTGCGGCGTCGAGCGAGTAGAAGTCCTTGACCGTGCGGAACCAATCCGCCCCGAGGAGATCGCGCTTGGCGTCCTTGGCGATGCGCTGGAGGAGGTCAATCTGCTGGACGATAGTCGGGCGTTCGTCGGCGGCGGGCTGGGCCGGGCGGGACCAAGGGCCGGTGTAGGTGGCGGTGCTCATAGCCTAACTACCCTATCAATCCAATTCCGCCCACTTAAAATATTACCTATCATACTACGAGAGACACCAACGAACTCCGCTATCCTGCACTTGTTAATTGAAGGATTAGAGCGACACACATCTCGAATAAGGGCAACGTCTACTTCTGTTAACTTGGCCCCACCGTTACGACTACCGGGATGCATCTTTCCTTTGGCGCTGGCATCTTGAGTATTGTCCTTAGGCGCTCCCGCAAAGAGATGGGTAGGATTAAAACAAGGAGGATTATCACACTTATGGCAAATGAACATTCCCTCTGGTATTTCTCCACCAGCGAGCAAGTATGCAACCCGATGAACCATGTCCTGACGGCCTTGAAACTGAATACACCCATACCCGTACGTTGTTCTAGCGTAAGGCCACTCTATGCAGGAATCAGAAGGCGTGGCAATCAACTCCATGAGGAAAGGAAGTGCATGATTGCGAGGACACCGAGGCCGACTCATATGGGTTTGGACTCCTTTGTTGCAGGAACGGCACCAGACAACCACTCAGACAAATATTCGGCTGGAGAGACACCGGCGTCGCCCTGTTGTCCCTTGAGCATGTCTTCGATGTTGGCCTCGGCGGCGATCAGGTCTTTGAGCGAGACAGCGGCAGGGCACAGGACGCCAGCGTTCTCAGCGAGGGCCGTCTGGAGCCACATCCACGCTCCGACTTTTTCCTTCTTGCGCCGGTCGGCGAACTCGGTGAAGATCGAGGTCAGCACCACGCCAGAGGCGCTCATGGCTGCGGTTCCGGCTCCGGCATTCCGGCTACCGCTGCCGTTCCCGATTCCCGCCACTCGCGCATCCGGTCGGTCTGTACCCGCTGCTGAATCCGCTGGATGATGTCCTCTTCGGTCAGGACGCGATGCTTCGACGGGTCGGCGGCGGACGATGCAATCGGCGTCTGTGCTAGGGTCGCGGGTTTCGTCCATCCTGAGCCTCGGACTTCGGCGACGACGAGCGACGGGGAGCCGGAGCGCAGGACAAGTTGCTGTGCAGCGGTGTCCCAATCTACGAGCAGCTTACCACCACTGTCAATTTTCTCAAAGATCGAGGCCGGAATATGGAGTTCGCCGCCCACTTGGCCGATGAGGGCGAGGAGAAGGAGAGTGAGGTAGGATTCGCGGGAGAGGGAGCCTTGGGTGCGAGGGAATGCGTCCATAATCATCGCCATCCTCGTTTCTGTGCGTCTTGGTCGCGGTCGTAGCGGTCGCGGTCGTGGAGGAGTTGCCGGTACACGGCGGCGGTTACGTTGCCGAGGTGCTCGAAGGAGGGTTGAGGGTTGAGCCGAGCCAAGGCGCGGGAGTCGTGGTCGGCGTCGGAGGTGACGGAAGAAGATGCGCCGTCGAGCTTGCGCGGATGCCACTCGGAGCGGGCGATATTGGCCAGCATGAAGGCCATGAGAACGTCGTCGTGGCCAAAGGCGATCTCCCAGCGCTCCCAAGTGTCCTTGCGCGTGGCCACGTCCATCTGACGCACGACTTCCTCGTCGCGCACGACGCACATGCGGTGGATGATGGATTCGCGGAAGGTGATGAGGAGGCGTTCGCGGGAACGGTAGGTGGTCTCCCAGCCGTAGGTGCCGCCGCGCTTGCCGGAGGAGTAACCAGGGGCTATTTTGTCGTCGCGGGTGCCGCGCCACTTGTAGAGGTTGGGGTAATGGTAATAGTCGCGGAGGCGAGACTGGCACCAGAGGCCGAGGTTGCCGGTGAGTTCGATGCAGAGCATTCCCCGGTTGTAGTAGAGACCGATGTAGTGACAGAGCCGCGCCAGGTACTCAGGGTCAACCCTTTGGGCGTAACGCAGTACCTGATTCCCAGTGTCGCCATCAATCCCCACAATAGCCGCAAAATCTCCCTCATCCTTGCCTCGCGCCGCGTCCACGCCGAAGTAGTAGCGGTGATCCTTGACCGGCGGCTCCCACTGTAGCACGGGGGACACGTCGTTGGGCTTGCAATAGATGTGGCGGGAGTCGCCGGAGACTTCGCCCGCGATCTCGACGCGCTTGGAAGGAAGCAGGGAGTTGCGGGCGACCGACATCTCCTCGCGGGTGAAGGCCGGTTCGCCGGTCGAGATGAAGGCCACGTCGGGCGTGACTGGGAACTCTTGGTCGAAGATTTCCACGTAGCCCCGGCAGGCCGGAGAGTCGATGGTCATGCGCCGCCAAGCGATCTGCTGCGGCGTGGCCTTGACGAGATGGCCGTCGATGTTCACGCCCTCGACCATGAGAAGGCGTTCGTCGTCGTCCTTGGGCGCGTCGGCGACGGGATGGTCGTAGTCCACACAGGTCGGGTCGATCAGCCAGGAGAGGAAGATGGCGGTGAATTCGGTATCGCCGCGTACGCAAGCGTTCCAGAACTCGAAGAAGACCGCGCCGATGCCAGTGCGGCCATTGGCGGTGGTCTCGACGCCGATGATCGTGTCCTCGGCGCGCGGGACGGTCGGAAGCAGGGCGGCGAAGGTACCGGAACCAGGGTAGAACGCGGCCTCGGAGCAGTGGAGGTCGGTGAGGGACATGCCGCGACCGCCTTCGACGTTTCCGGCGGTGGCGATGGTCAGGTAAGAGTCGCCATCGACGTGGGGGAAGGTGATCTTGTGCTGCGTCTGGCCCGAGAGATTGAGGATGGACTTCAGGGGCTTTTGGCCGTCGAGGGAGTCGTTGAGGAGCGTCTTCGGGTTCTTGAACAACTCCTTCGACGACTTGAAGTCGTGGGTGACGATCATGGCGTTCGTGCCCGAGCGGCCAATGCCGTGGCAGGCGAGAAGATTGTCGAAGTAGGTGGAGATGCCTTGGCGGCGGGCCTTGAGGACAGCGCAGCGCATCGGGCGGGATTTGTCCTGCTGGGCCTTGAGGGCGGCGTGGACTTTGCGTTGCGAGGGATTGAGGACGAAGGGGATGAGGCGTTGGGTCAGCTTGTCGCGGATAGGGAGACGCGAGAGAAAGTCGGCGGCCCTGTCCAAGTTGAACATTTACGTTCCCGCTCCTGCGTCCCCCGGCAGCCTCTTAACGCGATGCGAGGGCATGTTCCTGGCGAGCAGGCAATTCTGCGAGCAATAGTAGACGTTGCGCGGCTGATAGTGCTCGTCGCGCTCGGTCAGGATTTGGAAGCCGCCGGACTTGGAGATGTCGATGGGGCGGCCACACGTCTTGCAGGGGGCGCGGTGCGTGCCCGCGTCGAGGGATTCCTGCTTTTGGCGTCGGGCGTTGGCGAGGGCAGTCGAGGCGACGGAGAGGGCGTTCAGGAGAAGGCCGCAGTCGGCGTAAGAGACGCGGTCGAGAGGGAGGGATTCCAGTTGCAGGATAAGTGTCTTCACGCCATCCACCCATATTTCCTTGGGCACAGCCTTCCCTACAACGGTATCAGGCTTGGCGCGGCGGGGTTTAGGAACAGGAGTGGCCTCCGGCACCACGTCGTCCGTGGTAGGAGGGTTGACGATAGGCGCGGGCGGATCAGCGGCGGTAGAAGGAGCGGCGTCGCGCTTGGCCGCGTGTGCTTCCTTCATCTTGGCGGATTGCTGGGCGCGGCGTTCGAGTGTCCATTCGGTTGCCATCGGGCCTCCTTAGTTGCTAAGTGTAGCGACTTACCGCTGCGACAGAATGCAGACGGTGCCACACTTCTGGCAGTAGACCTCGCTAATGTCAATGGTATTGGTGATTCCGGTCCCTACGTTAGAAGTAGATTGCTTCTTGGGCACGAAGGAATGCTCCCACGGCTTGCATACAGTGCGTTCGGTCTGGGTCATCGTCTTACCTCCAAAGGTATCGAGTAGTCGGGCCGCGATGCCAGCCACCTGCGCCGTTGCCGTTCCTGTTCCACTGAGTTCTGGTAGCGTTGGTAGAGAGACGCGACGCGCTGCGATGGCTTGGTCAAGGCGCGGGAACATCCACACTCACATTGAAATAGCCAGAAGCCGTCGGACTCGGACAGGAGAAACATCGTGCGGCCACATTCGGACCAGTGACATCGCGGAGCGCTAAGTTGCCGGGGCATCGGGGGCCTCCTCCATCACCGAGAGGTCGCTACAGTAGTCGTAGGGGCCGACATGGACGAGCCGAATCCACGGGGCTGCCCATATTTTATACCCGCACTCCTGCGCCCGTTCGCAGAACCCCCAATCCTCGGAGAGGTACTGGCGCTTGCCGGAGCCAACTGGATAGCAAGAATCAACGCCAGCGCGGAAGAAGTCGTATCCCACTTTCCCCTTGAAGTGGGGCTCGTCGCCGGAATAGTCGAAGGCCATCTCGGAGCCGAAACGCTGAATCATCGTCTCAAAGACTTCCCGCCGGATGCGAAGGAATCCGGTGCCCAGATGACGGACCTCATGGAGTTCGTCGAGCCGGATTTCGCTGGGGGAAAGCCAGTTGAGGACTGGGACGGTGCCGAACAGGGGAAGGCGGGACTCGGGGACGCCCTGCTTGGCGGCGCGGGCGATCCGCGCCCAGTCCACCTGCTTGCGCGAGTAGATGCCGCCGACGATGGCTTGGTCGTAGGAGAGCAGAGACAGGGCGTCGAGAGGGTCGAAGGTGATGTCGGAATCGACGAACAGGAGATCGGTGCAGTCGGAGTCGAGGAAGTGGGCGACGAGACGGTTGCGGGCGCGGGGGACGAGGGAATCGTTGACGACGTACTTCTGGCCGAGGAACACCGAGTTCTGGGTGCACAGGTACATGAGGTTGAGGACGGACTGGTGGAAGCCGAAGTGGAGCATTCCTCCATACAACGGCGCGGCGAAGAATAATCTCCGCTGACGGATGCGGGACCAGTCGGGGGCGAACTTAATCGGCGGCATGAAGCAGGGCCTCCTCGCGCTGCTGAGTCTCGATAACATATTGGACCAGGCGCTCGGTGGTTGAGCGCGTGACGAACTTGAGATGGATGCGACGCCACAACGACAGCCATACCGAGTGGCCCTCGGGAGTGTCCCAGTAGGCACCGTCCCGGTCCATCAGGGTCAGGGCCTCCAAGAGTTCCGCCTTGGGAAGGTTGACGCAAGTGGTAGCCGGGCACTGGTCGAGGTCGAGGAACAGAGGAATGCAGCCGTTGGCCATGATCTCGTAGTGGCGCATGGCGTCCCATCCCCCCTTGCGCATGGTGAACGCGAATAAGGATTGGGCGTAGTCGGCGTAGTAGTCGGCCTCGTGGGTGTAGATGTAGGTGTGGCGGTCGCGGGGGTCGATAAGGGCGCGGACCCTCGTTTTCGGCATGCCTTTGAGCGTCCCTATTTTGGACGCCGGGATGGCGAAATGGATAGGGAAGACTCTATCGCGGGCGGAGTAGCATTCGCGCTTGAAATAGAGGCCCAAGTGGGTGAGGGAGAGGAGGGAATGGGGCTGGTCCTCGCCGTCGATGAAGATGATCTTGTGGCGCGGGTAGTTGAGGGCCACAAGATCGAGCAGGGAATGGTCGCGGCAGATCGAGCCGTAGATGATGAGGTCGTAGAAGCGATAGGCGATCTTGTACTTGATGTCGGTGCGGTCCACGCCGGAATCGTCGCCGAGAAGGCCCCACAGAGTGAAGCCGCGTCCGTACAAATTTGTAAGGTCGCCATAGTCCTTATAGAGATAAGGAATGCGCGGGTAATCGACGAACGTGTCGCCGTAGAGAGTTCGCATACCGTGTGCAAGGGCGTCGCACTGATAGTCGGGGCCGCGCGCGGGCGAGAGGAAGAGGATGTTCACTCTTGGCCTCCCACGTTCTCGTGGTCGCTCCATTTCACGCCTAGCTCCCCAGCGACGATGCGCTCGATGGCCGTGGCGTAGACGTGCTCCTTGTGATAGGGGGCGTCGGGCTGATCGCCGGGCTCGCCTTGCTTGCCGGACGAGTTGAACGCCACGTCGTAGTCGATCACCTCGTCGTGAGAGACGCCGTGCTTCGAGCACAGGTAGGCTTCGACGAGTTCGTGAAGGCCGATGAGGAACTCTTCGTCGGGGTTGCCGACCTTGCTGACCAGGATGGCGAGGGAGTCGTCGTCGGGGAACCTCCAAGAGCCGACGGTCGAGTAAGGCTGCTCGGAGTGGCGGACGGAGCGGATCGTAACGTTCATCCCTTGCCTCCGAGGAACAGGGATCGCCCGGCGAGGTCAGCCCATGAGGGAGGAAGGTTGCGCCCGACTTCGATGTGGGTCAGGGGGCGGGGCCGGGGGAGGGGCTGGGACGCGGCCCACGAGGCCATGCGGCATATACCCTTGGCAAGAGGGGTACAGTGATGGTCGCCGAACACCCGCCGCAGCCTGTCGTGGTTGCTGAACACGTCGGCGGCTTCAAAGCGGGGAGGGAGGTGGATCACACCAACAGAGGCAGGAATGGCGGCGAGGACGTGTTGCGCCAGTTCGTTGACTGTGTATGCTTCGCCCGCGCCAATGTTGAAGGTCTCGTTCATGGCTTCCGGTACCGTGACACTTGAGGCGATCAGGGGAGCGACATCCGCCACGTGGGTGAACGCCCGTGTCTGCGAGCCGTCGCCGAAGATGGTCAGGGGAAGGCCGGAGAGGGCCTGCCGCAGGAAGATGGCGACCACGTTGCGGTAGGGGTCACGCAGGGATTGGCGCTCGCCGTAGACGTTGTGCGGGCGGAACACGATGTAGTCGAGGCCGAAGTAGCGGTGCGCGGCGGCCAAGTCGAGTTCGACGGCGAGCTTCGATATGCCATAGGGGTCGATGGGATGCGGGATCGTGGACTCGGAGAACGGAGCGGGGGCGTCGCCGTAGATAGCGGCGGAGGAGGTGAACACGAAGCAGCGGACTCCCGAGTTGATGGCCAGGTTGATGAGATTGGCGGAACCGATGAGGTTGGTCTCGTAGTTGAAGCGGCGGATGTGATGGGAGAGGCCCTCGGCGGCGTAGGCGGCGAGGTGGAAGATGTAGTCGATGCGCGGGGTGGAGAACAGGTCACGCAGGAGGGGGAGATCGGTGACCGAGCCTTCGACGAAGGAGGCGTGGTCATTGACGTTGGACACGAGGCCGCCGGAGAGGTCATCGAGGACTACAACGTCGTGGCCCATCGCCACGAGGGAGTCAACGACGTGGCTTGCGAGAAAGCCCGCTCCTCCCGTCACGAGTGTGCGTGGGGCCGTCATCGGACCATCACCCCCATCCCGAACGCGCCGGGGAGTTCGTAGGTCACCATCCCCTTCTCGGCGGCGAAGCGGAAGAATTCCTCCCGCAGCGCGATAGCGTAGTCGTGGCCGGGCTGGGGGTGGATGTCGTGGGACAGGATGAGGCCGCCGGGACGCACCGCCCGGTAGCAGAGGCGGAGGTCGGCGGCGTAGCCGTCGCGGTGGTGGTCGCCGTCGATGAGCGCCATGTCGAACGCGCCGGACTGGCAGCCGATGTCGCGGGAATCGACGCAGTAGAAGGCCCAGTCGGGATGGCCAGGAAAGAGGTGACCACAGTCGTTCACGTCGAAGGAGGAGAGGTGGCCGCCGTTCGCGGCGATGCCCAGCAGGAAGGCCGAGGTGGAGACGCCGTTACGGACTCCGATTTCGAGGATGCGGCCACGGGCGTGCTCGCGGAGCCAAGGGAGGAAGTCGCGCATGTCGCAATCGGGATCGGCGAGGGCCGCTGAGTAGGCGCGCTCGGTCAAGGTCCGATGGGTGTAGGGATCGCCGAGGGCGCGGGCCACGGGCCGGAGGAAGTCCATCTTGCGGATCGAGCGCAAGGCGAGAACCTCCAGGCCCTCACGTTCACCGGGGGAATGGCAGAGGTGGACGCAGGCTTCGACGAGGCGGTCGTAGTGCCGCCACAGGAGAGCGTGAGAGAGGACGCCCGCGTAGTCGGAGTCGTCCTCGCCGGTTTCCGTGACCACGCACTTAGAGTTGGCCAGCCAGAACGAGCAGCGGAGGATGTTGAACAGGGGGCGGCCATCGTGGCGGATGTTGATGCAGACCTTGGCGCGGGAGATCAGGTTGTCGCGCGCGCCGCCGTACGAGCGTTCGACGGCGACGACATGGAGCCCGGCGGCCTGGAGGCGGTTGAGGAGTTCGGCGCGGCGGGGGGTCAGCCAGCCGTGGAACAGAACGTCGATGTCCTGGACCGGGGCGCGGGGGATACGGGTCAGGTTGGGAGTGTAGCCGATGGGGACGTGGTGAATGTCGGTGCCATCGGCGCGCCATTGGGCGACGTTGGGGAGGGCGTAGTCCCACACTGTGTGATCGTGGGCCAGAAGGCGGACGTTGGGCATCGAGGGGTGGGAGGGCTGTTCGAGGTTGTAGAGGATGGCGTCCGGGGGAATCTTTGTGGATGACGCGGAGGGGTTCAGGAGTTCCGCGCCGAACAGGATGTTGCGGGAGTCGTGGGCCGAGAAGCAGTTCTCGGTGAGGACGACGGAATGGCCGAGGGCGGTGAGCGCCCAGGCGAGGGAGTCGCGGATTTCGTCGAATCCCGAGGAAGGGATGAAGCCGGGAGGGCGGATGACGCACAGGTTAAAGCCAGACATCGCAGTGGGCCTCGGTCGAGTAAAATGCGGGGCCGCGCACGAGGTCGGCCCCGTTCCCCAGGAGAAAGAAAGTGTTGCTACGCCGGTGGAGCGAAGTTGATCTTCACCGAGGTCAGCACTTGCGGCACGACGTTGGTGATGGTTTCCGTGTCGGTCAGCGGGCCGTTTGGCCCCGCGACGGAGACGGTCAGGTTGGCGACCCCGGCGGCGAGCGAGGTTACATCCTCGTTGGCTGGAGTCGTCGAATCGGCGGTGATAGAGTCGAACGAGGGCTGGTCGATGGACCAGGATGGAGTTGGGATTGTGCCCTTAAAGGGCTGGCCGTTCTGATCGAAGGCATCGACGGATGCTACGGTCGTCTGGCCGACTTGAAGAGTAATCGGTCCTTCTGCCATGGTGTTGTCTCCTCTTTGGAATGCAATCTTAATGTAACTCAGTCGAGGCGTGAAACGGTCGAAGATTTTGTGCTCGACTTCGAGGATGATGTCTTCCTCGGCGGTCAGGGCGTTCTGCTTCGCCTCGATCTCCTCCAACTCCCGGCGGATGTCGCGGTCGCGGTCACTCATGGCGGGTCTCTTGCGCTGCAAGGGCGCGTTCCAGCAGGATACGAAGCAGGTTGGCCATAGTGCGCTGCTCGGCCCGCGCCATCTGGCGCACCCGTTCCGCCATCCACTCCGGCACCCGGAACGTCAGTACCACAGTCTGCTCGGCCATTCCCAGCAACGTATCACAACGATGCATACGTGTCAAGCGGTGCGAATGTATGCGCCCAAACCACTCAAATTCTCCGTGATACCCTGGCCTCCGCTCCCGTCGCCCCTTCCCCACTCCCGCGAGGGGGGCTCGACGACGAGGCAGGGAACATCCCTGACGGCGGCAGCGGCAGCAACAACAACGGCGATAACACCTACCGACCGGTCGGGCGGGGGACATCGGCGGTCGGGTCGCCATAAAGGGCGCGGGCGGCGGCGCGGGCGCGTCGCTTGCGCCAGGATCGGTACGCGAGTCGCTGGTTGCGGTTCGGCGGCGGGCCGTGACGGGCGACACGGTTCGCAGCGGCGCGGAGTGAGGCGCGAAGGGGCGCGGTCAATCGGTCACGGTGCTTAGGACGAGCGAGGTACTCGTTGTACAAACGGTCAGCGATAACGCGCTGCGAAGGCGTGAGCGGCGGCCCTAACGTGTCGAACACGCTTAAATACTAGCATGCGGATGTATTGAAGGCGCAAGGCATTGACGATCACCATTGATTGTGGTAGAACGTAAGGCATGGCAGACATTCCGCAAGACTTTTGGAAACAAGTCAACAGACCAAGCGATTCAACGTGTTGGCTTTGGACTGGGCGCACGCGGGCCGGTTATGGGCTGTATTTAACGCAAGCCAATTCTGATGAGAGAGCGCATCGGTTTGTCTTTCACCTCTTCAATGGCGACATTCCCTTCAATCACGATGTGCACCACACATGCGGGAACAAGCTGTGTGTCAACCCGCAACACTTAAAGGCGGTAACAAGATCAGACCACATGAAGAAACACGGGGCCGGGAACACGCTTCCTACAGGCGCAGCGGACATGATCACCACGATCCGGGTCAGTCCTGTGGTTCACAAGCGTATCAGTGATCTGGCAAGAGTTGAACAGCGCACTTGGGCAAATATGATGCGCGTGCTTGTGAATGAGGCGCTGGATCAGCGTTCTAGAGATTTGTAAAGTTTTGTAAATTGTATTGACAAGTATTGACTAGCGCGGTAGGGTGAGGGTGTCCTCAACTGAGGACAGGCGAGGCAGGGCAATGGCACACACAGCAAACACACTCACACCGTACCGGATGCAGCGCCTTCGGGCTGCGTACGTGGAAGTGGTCGGCAAAATTTGGATGCCAATGACTACAGCAGCGTACAAGTACGACCTCAGCGACTACGACCTTGAGAACATCGGCGAATTCACGCGGGAGAACATTGACGCGTGGCTCGGCACACACGCGGGCGATTTCAGCTCGATTGCCGACTTCCACGCGGTCTGTGGCGACACGGAGATTCCCTGGGCGAACGAAGAGAACGAAATGACGTTCGTTGACTGCATGTATCCCTGTGAGGAGGTCTAGTCATGGCAATCAACCGAGCGGGGCAGGAATGGCCGGAAGGGACGGCGCATACGGTCACACAGCAGTGTAGTTTCCAAGGGTGCCGTAATGTCGCCAGCGCGATTTGTCGCTATTGCCTAGCGCCTTTGTGCCGTCACGCTCACCTTGCCAAGCATGAACGCATCTGTTGGAAGAAAAAACAGCGTAAGGGCTAGTTCCGGCCCTAGCGCGTTCCCGAGAGGCTGACGCGCTATGGAAGGGACTCACAAAGGAGCGCACATGAAACTCTATGGCGTAACGCAAGGGCAGGCGGAAGCGATCATGCGGAAGGTATCGCGCAAGCTCTACAAGGGTAATTTAGATTTTGCCTATCTCGAACCGCACAACAATCACGTACAGTTCACTCTCCGCGTGAAAGATTCGCACGGCAGGGGCGCACGTCTAGGCCAGTCCAACGGACGGCATCTGATAAGCGCATGCTGGCACGCTCACCGCGATTTGATGCGCGAGATATTCACCCAGTTTCCCCAAGCGCGGTTAGTATCGGCGAAAGCTGTGTACCACGGTGCCGCTGATTTCACGCAGAAGTACGTGGCGACAGGCACAGGAAACATCGGCAGCATGATGCAGCCGCTACAGTACGATCAGGCATGTGAGTGCTAGCTGTATCCCTAGCGCGTTCTCCCGGCGGCACGGGGACTGACGCGCTATGGACGCAACCAGCGTCGTGCCCAGAGAGGCAGCCATGAGCGAAGCCAAGAGCACCAAAGCAGTCCACACGCCCGGACCGCGACAAGACGATCTCTGCACTTGCAAACACATGAGAGCCACACACTTTGAGGAACCGCCAAATGCGTGTTCTGATGGAAGTTGTCTCTGTGAGCAATTCGAGAAAGCTGACCCGCTGATCGCAGCCGCACCGGAACTCGCAGCCTTCGCCGCGAAAGTCGTTCACTACAGCCATTGCTCAGTAACTGGTTCTGACTGCATTGATTCGATGAGCGAGCTTGGGCGTGAAGGCGAAGCACTTTTCAAGAAAGCAGGTCTGTTATGACCACGGACACGAAGCGAGCACCGACACCGGGGGCGATCCGGGCCGCGCAAGCGTTCGCTAAGGTGTCGTCCCTTGTGCGCGGATTCATGGGATATCCCAAGCCAAACGACACGATGGTTTACGAACTCGCCACGATTATTGATGCCAACACCGGCGCAGGGGAACTGCTGAAGGCGCTGGAAGCCATCAAGATCGGCTTGAACGTCCGGCGAAATCGGATGGGGAAGTTGGAGTCCGATCCGCTAGCAAGCGAACCGCTGCGCCTATTGGCCGTCAAGTACAACGTCGGCGGCTGTGAGGACATCGCAGATCAGGCCGTCAAAGTAGCCGAGGCCGCGATCCGCCACGCCAAGGGAGAATGAGCCATTGGCTAAAGGCACATGCAAGCCTAAACAACGCGCTCCAATGGCACAGCTGACCGCTGAGGCTGTAAATGTGGCTTGCCCTTGGTGTGGTGAATGCCAACCTAATCAGAACGGAAGCGAGATGTGGATCGCGTCCGATTTTGAGCGGAAGAATGGTAAGCATAAATGCGTGTCATGTGACATGCCCATCATCATCTTCAAGTTTTCAAAAGCCCAGTTCTAAAGGGGAGAGTGAGCCAATGTCGCTACAGTGGGACTTCGAGACCGACCGCCGCCGCAAGCGTGTGAGCCGCAGCCAGCCGCTCGCGTGGCGCATCGACTGGCTGTGTGCTTGGACGTGGCTTGGCATAGCGGCGTTGTGCCTGGGCCTGTGGGGATGGATCGCATGGAAGGCACTACGATGATGGCATCCCTATCAATCAGCATACCTAAAGGCCGCGTCAAGTGTCCGTGGATGGCGCTACCGATACCAGGCGAACGCCCGTTCATCCTGCCGACGGAATGGACTAGAGCGGCCTTGCGTGGTACGACGGTCACGGATGCAGCGCTGATAGAAGTCAAGCATGAGCGTTACGGCACGATCCGGGCGCTAGAGGTCACGCATCGGCCTAGCAAGTTCAGCCGCGTGCATGGCCGGGTGATCTTCTATGACCGCTGCTACAGCCGCGCCGATCAGATCAACTTGCGTAGCCTAATCCGTGAATGGGCTGAAGCGCAGCGCGAGAGAATGACGAAGAAGTTAACCGGAAACGGTACAGTGCGGGCGCAGAAAGTGGCGGTACTCATACGCAGGTTGGAAAAGGAAAGGAAGGCGCTGTATCTACACATCCCGCGCAACCCGTTGTTCCCGTCTGAGTACCGATATGAGGGAGACCATTACCGCGATGCTGAATGGACGTGGTATGAACAGAAGTCTACGCGCAAGCGACTGGCCCGGATCGCCGGGATGGTGCTTAAGGACAAAGTGACGACAGTGAGAGGATACAAAATGCTGCGCGAGGCAGGATTCGAGTTTGTAACATTCGGACAGCAGCAGGTGCATCGTGGAAAGCGGAGACATGAATCCCAGCAGTTGTATTGGAAGCACCTTCCTGATTCCGTCCGGGGAGTAGCAGCAAGCGCTAGTCGCGAACGAGAGTATGAGTATGGTCCTGACGAAGGCAATGAATATCAGCGGCATCGCAAAGCGCAAGTAGGATATCTCGCGTGCAAGCGACAGGCGGAGAGTATAGACGCGCAGATCGTAGCGCTAAGGGAGTTAATATGATCGTCGAAATAGCAATAGGGATTGTGGTAGGCGTGGTGGCGCTCTACGCGCTGCGGATGCTGCTGGAGCTCATCGTAGCCCTGATCGACGGCTGACGGCGCAGGCGTCTCCCTCGGATGGCCTCCGAGCGGTGGAATTGTGTCTCCGCGAGGCCCGCGAAGGGCGTCAGGAGGGCCCCCACCGCCCGCTGAAGGGTGGAAACGGCTCCTCGGGATGCGTCTCGGCCAAGTGATCCATATACCGCACTAGATCGCTGGTCACTTTGCCACTAGAGCCTCCATAGTACTTAAGTGGCCCGAAGTCCAGCTCCTCATACTGCTGGCTGAGTTGGGCGAGAGTAAGCGGGGCATGGTGCGCCGGCTTTTCAATGATCCCATTGCAACCACAAGGACAACGGCCCCAAGGCGCATCGGGGTCTTTGCTTTTGAAGCCGTCTTCAACCTCGCGCTCAGGATGAGCACCTCGCAAACTGCCGGATGACGCGGTAAGCCGGAATCCTGTGAATGCCTCTTCCCATGCTGCTCGCTCGTCTCCAGGCAGCATCAGGATGGGAACCAGAGAGTCGAGTGTGTCGCGCAGGGCATCTGGTGACTTGTCGCGGAAATTCCACTTGGAGGTTGATTGAGCACGCAGCCCGACGATCTGTTGCCAGTTTTCGGCGATCCAGTTGTGGTGGAGGGTCGGCCCGACGTAATAAACGCGGAAGATGGAGTCTTGCAGTTTCGGATCAAGTTCTACAGACATAACCGTGCCTGCGTCTTTACCGAATTTCCTGCGCAGGCGACGGCGGAAGGCTGCGAGGTATCGCTTGTCTCGCTGAACCCGCTGCCGGTAGGTGATCTTGTCCGGGCAGGAATCGGCGTAGGTAATAGAGAGGCGCATCGTGCGTGAATCCTGCTCGACCATCATTACATAGACTACCTCATCACGCACGTAGATACGGTGCGCTCGCATCTTCCCGCGTCCGCAGTTGCGGCACGACATCAAGTGGCAGGTGGTACGTCCAACCCGCGCCCAATGGTCGGAGAACTCCAGAATCTTGCGGAAGAATGCGCCACAAGTAGATACGCCGTCGGCCTTGGGTAACATGCCACGGGCGACTAACCCCTCGACGAGGGAGCGGCGGTCGCGGTCAAGGTTCAGCTCGTCCCATGGGATAATCGGCTTCCATGACGGGTCGATGGGTTCGTAGAGTCTAGGATCGTTCGGGTCGATGGCGGGCGTTGCGGCGGTGGCTTGCGTTGACATTGGGCCTCTTTCCCACGAGAGAAAGCCTAGAGAGGGGTGTCTCGGGCACCCCTCTCCGAAAGCGCGTGCGGAGGCTTAAGGCCGCAGCGGCACCCTCGGTGGCAATATGCCACGTCCTACCACATTCTGTCAACCCTGTCCACTACTTTTTCTTTCCCCGGTACTTCTCGAACCCATCCACTTTCCCGCCGAGCCACACCCACGTGGCACTCGGGGTCTGCCGGACGTGGAACCCCCGGTGCCGCCATCGCGCCGCCGACCGTAGCGAGCGGATGTCGGACCGGGATAGCCTTGGCATCACCCGACGGGCCTTTGCGGCGGGAAGGGCCTGTAGCGCGTCTAGCAGGGGCCTCCAGCGACCCCATCCCATGCCGGGGATGCGGGCCACAGGGACGGTGGAGGCGTCGGCGGTGTGACTGGTGGTCACTTCTTGGCCTCAGGCGCAGCAGGCGGTGGAACCGTGACCGTTACATCCTGGAAGTCCGGCGTCACCTGGAGCACGGTCCCCGTCGGGAGGTGGGCGTCGCGGATCGTGGCCGTCAGGAGCATGTTGTAGTCGGTGGCCGCGTCGCCCGCCGCCTTCTGGGCCGTGGCGAGGTTGACCGGCGCGGTGAAGCACTGGAGGTTGGTTTGCTGGATGATGGCTCGCTCGTAGGAAGCGATCAGGTGCCACTTCGCGGCCTCTAGGAGCGCCGGAGAGGGCTTGGCGGCCTCCGAGCCCATTAGGATCATTCCAGATAGGAGGAGGATCACCGCAGCGGCGCAGACAGCAGAGCCTTCCTTATAGAATTCCTTGAATCCGTTCGTAGATCGTTGGATGGTCATGGGGCGAGGCTACCACGGGGTCAATACCAATGTCAACTATTATTATTGATGGTTATTGACGATTTTTCTTGACAGGTATTGATGGTGGTGCTAGGGTGGGGCCGTGGTTGCGGTTTCAGCGCACCCACCGGAGGAACCAATGAAAATCAACGTGTTGTGCCAGGTAACGAAGCTGGAGTCGTTGAAGCGATGGCCCCGAAAGGCGGATGGGACGACGGACTACTCCGCCAAGGAACAGGAATCCTACACCCAGTCGAACCTGCGGGTGCTCGACAACGCTAAGGGCGTGGCTGGCAATCTCCAAGTCGAGGCCCGGTTGGAGTTCGGCCAACTGGTGTGGCTGGTAGTGGACATCGAGGGGCCGGAAGTGGTGGTTAACCGCGCCGTGGCCGAGTGCAAGGCCGCCGTGGACCGGGTGATGCCGTGAGGGTCATCTACACGGATCGGTCGAGGGTCGAGGCGTTCCAGAGATGCAACCGTTTCCGGTTTCTGTCCTATCACGAAAATGGCATCGGTCTCTCCCCGGCGAAGGAACCGTTGCCCCTCGCGGTAGGGAAGGCCGTCCACGCCGGGCTGGCGTCGCTACTCACAGACGCCATGAACGTACCGGGGCCGTGGGGCTCGGACATCATGCACGAGGATGCTGCTGTTACTGTTGCTCTCGCCGACTTCGCTCCCCACCGCGCGGCCTTGGCGCTTGACACGACCGAGGCGGCGGCGATGGCCGTCCCCGATCCTGCGGCGCTGGCGGACCAGCTCGCTCGTACCGCCCTCGACCTTGGGATGGCTCCCACCGATCCCTCCCTCGTCGCACTTCACGAACAGCAACGCAACGCGGCGGCGGAATTCGATCAGTGGCTGTGGCAGGAGCAGGCGGCGCTGGTCGAGAGTCTCGTCCGCGCCTACGCCCGCCGACGCCTGCGCCCGCTGCTGGAGGAGTTCGAGGTGCTGGAGGTGGAACGGGAAGGGGAATGGGAATTGGCGTCGTGGGAGCGTAAGTGTCGGCATGTCGGAACTGAAGAGGTTCATGGCGGCCATGTATCGCTTGTGTTCATGTCCCGCCCCGACGCCCTCCTGCGATCCCGGCTCGACAACTCCCTCTACCTTCTGTCGTTCAAAACCGCCGCCCAGTGGGACGTGCGGAAGGCCCGCGACGCCGAGCACGACATGCAAGGGCTTAGTGAGGGTGTGGAGGTGGAGAAGCGGCTGGGGAAGTGGTGGGACCTTGTGAAGAACGACGAGGATGGAAGTGCCGCGCCAGAGATATCGACTGCGACGTACAATTATCTTCACGCGCTCCCCGCTCCGCCCCGCATCCTTGGCATCCGCTACGAATACCTCCTCAAGGGGGGCCGGTACGCGGACAAGGAACTCTCCGCCCGGTTCGGCCTCAACGTGTGGTCCCAGCGGTCGCATCTCATCCGCCGCTACGTAGCTCATTCCACTCCGCAGCGGGGCAAGAACGCGGGGGGATACAATATTGGTGACGTGTGCTGGTCATGGGACTTCCTGACCGATGAAGGCAAGCCGTCGAAGCTGACGGCACAAAACTGGCACTCGGAGTCCATTCTTGACAAGCTCACAGTGAAGGAATGGATCGACATGCTTGACACGGCTACGATGTCGATG